ATCCAATCACTTGCATAAAATCTAAATACAGGGGATTGTTCTTGTTGTGTTGATTTTCTCATGTTATTGAGTTTAAGTTAAGTTTAATATTTTGTCAAATAATTTTTAAATTTAGGTGTTAGTATTGCTGTTATCTTGAATGAATATGAATAAGAATATGTATATGAATATGAATAAGAATAGCTATAATTTGCTATAACAAAATAATAGCAAAGCTATGGCAATGCTATACCTCTACAATCCTTTGTGAGTAAGGGTTAGACTAGAATTTTAAATCTGGTCTAATATAATCTAATTGAAAATCTCCAAAATTTGCAATTTGAAATGCTCTTAATGGTGGCACTACTTCCCATTTGGAAACTGCTGGGTGTGAGATGTTTAACATAATAGATAGATTTCTCCCACCATACTTTGCTACAATCTCGTTTTTTCGTTCTATCGCTAATTCATATTTATTCATAACTTAATTTTAATTAATTATTAACTAATGTCAATAACTGCTTGACAATTTATTTTAACCATGTCATAACTTAACTTTAACTTAATAGAAAGAGAAACCAATGAGCTTAATAGCAAAAGACAACGAACAAAGTAACTACCCACAAGTTCCGACAGGAGTACATAAAGCTAGATGTGTAAGAGTTATAGATTTAGGTACACAAAGACAAGATTATCAAGGAGATATATCTTGGAAGAAACAAGCATTGATTGTTTGGGAAATTCCTGGTCATACAAATGATAACAAAGATCCACTTACATTGAGTAAATTTTACAATCTATCGTTGCATGAGAAGTCTAATCTTGCAAAAGATTTAACATCATGGAGAGGTAAAGCATTTACAGAAACAGAAAAAAAAGGGTTTGACATTGCTAAATTATTAACAGTACCTTGTATGCTTAATGTTGTAGAGGGTAACAATGGCAGACCGAAAGTATCTAATGTTATGAAGTTAGCTGATGGAGAAACTGTTGCCGATCAACATGAGGAAAGTGTTTCTTTTAGTATTGAGGAATACCACAAAGGCAAAATAGAAATATTTAACCAATTATCAGAGGGGATTAGAAATATCATACTAAAGTCAAAAGAATTAGAAGGTCTTGATAAAACAAATTCTACCGACTATGGTACAAGCGATATGAACCACGACACAGTACCATTTTAAGGAGGTATTATGGATATTTTATTTGGAATATTATTTTTATTAAACATTGCAAACCCAGAAAACATTGAGTTTATGGAAAAAACAATTGACAATAATAACAAGTATGAATGTAAATTTGTATATAAAGGATTATCTAAACCAATAGATAGACCTGCTATGACTTTGTATGGATATACTTTATTTAAACAAAAGTGTAATGATTAGTAAATCGTTTGTTCTTTTAATGTTAGTCTATACTCCCAATGTAGGATTTCAAGAAGTTTATATAGGCAAAATACCTAATTGCCTAGTAGCTTCTGATGTTATTGAAAAAAAAGTTAAGAGAGATAACATACATAATCAATCTGGATATATATGCATTACCCATAAAGCATGGGTTTCTCAGAATCGTTATTTAAAAAAACCTAATCCTAAACAAGAAAGATTAATAAAAGACATACAAGAAAAATTACCAGAAATAAAAGCAAAACCTTTAGAATTGAGAAAAAAAAATGAGATTAACTAATTATGCAAACCTTCCCAAAGTAATTGAACGAGCAGTAGCTAACGATCCTTATGACTCACAAGGTTCAGATATATCTGCTACTCGTTTAATTGCACCACCAAGAATTGTAGCTTTACAAAAAAAACACGCAGATGAAATAGAAGAAGATGTAGCTGATAGGATCTGGTCTTTGCTCGGTCAATCAGTTCATCACATTTTAGAACGATCTGTAAGAAAAGAAGATATATCAGAGCTGCGAGTATTTTATAAAGACAAACACATAACAAATGATTGGACTTTATCTGGTACATTTGATTATCTACAATCAGATGGATTATTAATTGACTTTAAAGTTACTTCTGCATGGTCAGCTTTAGAAGCTACAACTAAAGGTAAACCAGAATGGGAACAACAACTTAATATTTTAGATTATTTATGTAGTAAGAACCAAGACAAACTTGGTAAGATTAAAGTAAAAAAATTATATATTATGGCAATTCTTAGAGATTGGTCTAAAAATAAAGCTCAAGAAGCTAATTCTGACTATCCAAAGAAACAAGTTGTCATCATACCCATTAAAAGGTGGAATAAAGACCAACAGGAACAATTTATAAAAGAACGCATAGAACTTCATCAAGAAGCTGAAATGGCTACTGTGCCTCGTCTATGCACCCCTTTAGAGAGGTGGAGTAGACCAGATCAGTTTGCAGTTATGAAAGATGGTAGAAAATCTGCATTACGACTTTTATCTACTATGAAAGAAGCTAAACAATATATTGTAGATAAAAATATGAAAGAAGGTAAAGGTTGCACAATCGTACATAGGATTGGTCAAGATGTAAGATGTGATAACTATTGTAGTGTTAATAAGTTTTGTGATTATTATAAAATGACACAGAAGATGAAAAAAATGATGGTTTTAAGGAATTAGCATTTTGAAATGTTGGCATTGCAATACAGAATTAATATGGGGTGGAGATCACGACATAGACCATGAAGATGAAGATTATTGTATGAGTACAAATTTATCATGTCCAGAATGTAATTCCTTTGTTATGGTTTATTTGCCAAAGGATAAAAATATTGAAAACTAGAGATCCATTAGTACAAAAATTATTAAATCGTATGGCAGAACGATCCGAAGAAGGTCTTGCAAAATATAAACATAGTATGGAAAATGCAAAAAAACCTTTACAAGAATGGATTGTAGATGCTCAAGAAGAAGCATGGGATTTTATTGTTTACTTAGAGAAGATAAGAAATCTAATAAAATAATGCCTAGATCCAATAAACTTAAAGTTCCAACTGTTACCTACAATCTTATTATGCCTGTTACTATGAAAGATAATCTTAATAAAAAAGCTCATGTGCAAAGTAAACAATTAGGAATACAAGTGTCTGTTGCCGATTTAATAAGAGAACAATTAAAAGATTATACTTGATATTTGTTTAAATATTTATAAAATTGTACTTATGTGGACTAACATTAAAAACAAAGCAGCAAAATTTATTGAAAGTTTTTCAGTTATTAGTATGTATGATTGGACAGTTTTAGTTTTGCTTATTATTATTTTATTAAACACATTATAATATGGCTAAAAATTTATCAAAGATGCAATCTGATTTTATACATCATTTTAGTCAGACAGGCAATGCAACTCAATCAGCAATTAAAGCAGGGTATAAAAAAACCAATGCTGATATTATGGGGTATCAATTAAAAGAACGATATAAAAAAGAAATACAAGAAGAAGTAAATAAACAATTATCTAGTTCTGTGCCTATGGCATTAAACAGAATTGTATCATTAATCAATACAGCTAAACAAGAATCTATCCAACTACAAGCTAGTAAAGATTTATTAGATAGGGCAGGGTATCAAGCTGTAAACTTACATCAAGACCTTACAAATGAAAAAAGCGACCATGATCTAAACCAAGAACTAAAAAACATTCTTGATAATATAGGAGTGAAACCAAACTAACATGATAGCTGAATCGGTTATAGGTGTAGCAGGTAAAATCTTAGACAAATTTGTAGAAGATAAAGACCTAAAAACAAAAATAGAAGGAGAGTTAAGAAAACAAACTCTTGCTATTTCTCAAGCACAAGCTAAAGCAAATGTAGAACAAGCAAAACATCCATCACTTTTTGTAAGTGGAGCTAGACCTGCTATTATGTGGGTATGTTGTTTGGGTATTGCATGGCAATATTTTATTGGTCCAATACTTACTTGGATCTTTGCTATTTGGATGCCAGAAATGAAACCACCACAAATAGAATTAGAAGGATTACTAGGACTTACTATGTCCTTGCTCGGTCTTGGAGCAATGAGGTCATATGAGAAGACAAAAGGTGTTGCTAGAGATAATATGAAATGACTTATGAAGAATTAAAAGACAGAATTAAATTACATGAAGGTTTTAGAAACTATGTGTATTTGGATTCATTAGGTAAAAGAACTGTTGGTTATGGTCATTTATGTAGAGATGATGAAGAATGGGATATAAAAAAAACATATAGTCAAGAAGAATTAGATTTGTGTTTTGAAAATGATTTTAGTCATGCAGTAAACAATGCTTCTGATTTAATTGGAAATTTAAAATTAAAACCAGAAGCTAAAGAAGTTATTATAGAAATGGTATTTCAATTAGGTAAAACAGGAGTAAGTAAGTTTAAAAAAATGTGGACAGCATTTGGTAACTACGATTACAACGAAGCAGCTAATCAAATGTTAGATTCTAAATGGGCAAAACAAACTCCTGAAAGAGCTAAAGATTTGTCTGATGTTATTAAAAATTTATCCTAATATATAATTAATTTCTAATACTAATAAAATAAATCCGATAACAATTGCTGTTATTATAATCATTATTTTTTTTGCTTCTTCTTTTTCTTTTATTTGTTGTTGTATGCGTTTTTTTTGCAATGCTCTTTGATGAGCTATTTCTTTTTGTAAATCCTCCCATTGTTGCAATCCATTGTGAGCATACAATAAAAAAACTTCTCTTAATTCTTCTTTCATTTGTTTTAATTCTTGTTTGCGTAAATGAGCAGCAATAGCATTTTGCTCTACACTAGAAAATTTACCAAACAATTTACCTGTTAATGTTCTGCCTTTTTGACTTGCAGCTACATCCATATGTGATTCTGCATTTGCCCATTTCATTATTGGACTAGCAAGATCGTGCAATCCTTTACCTACTTTTATACCTTGTTGAATTAATCCTGTTGCCGATTTAATTGCAGCAAATGCTGTTAAAGGATCAATCATGACTTTTTGTTTCTGTTAGCAAAATTTCTTGCTGCAGCTACACTCCCAAAACCCCATTTTTTTAATGCTAATGCTTTACGAGTTGGTCTACCTTTTTCATCTTTCATTGGACCTTTCATTCCTGCAAATCGTGCTGCAAAACTAACTCGTCTTGGATTAGTTCCTTTTTTTACAGGAGGTTTTAAATTAGCACCTTCTTTTCTTTTAAAGTATTTTCTTCCTGCTTCTGTTAAACCACCCGTAGGACTTTTATGTTTTTTTCGCATTATAACACCTTTAAGAAAACTCCTGTCATTGCTGATAATATAGTTATAATTAATGTCATAATCAATAATTCTAATCTTTTAATTCTACTTTCTAAATTATCTAAACTTCTTTGTGTGCTAGTACGATACACAACGCACTCTCGTTCATGTGCTTCCATTTCTTTGGCAATGTCATGTATAGTTCTTCTGTCCATTATTAACTCGGTTGAGCTGGAAATGATACTGCATTAACTTCAGTTTCGGTTGTTAGATCTTTTGTTAAATCTCTTAATTTTTGCCTGTATGTTTTCCACTCTGTTTTCTTATCATCAGAAAGTTGGTTATCATTATTAACTGTCCATTCAGTCTTATCAAGTAGAGTGTTTCTTTTTTCTCTTAAAAGTTCTATAGCTGAATTAAAAAGTTGGGTAGCTGTATATCCTGTATAAGAAACAGTTGCATCATCTAAAGATGTACCTGTTACTTTTGTGTTTTCATTACCTGCATATTTAAGTTGATCGCCAAATAATGTATATTCTTCTGTTGTAAACTCTCTTGCAGTTGCATCATTATTATACATGGTTTGGTCAGTTGCATTGTCTGAATTTATTGCAATTAAACCTTCTGGTGTGAGTTTTACATATCCTTTCATAATTTTTCCTTATTGAAATGCTGTTAATGTTCCAGCAATACTATTCACATCTAATGTAACTGTTGTTGCACTTGGGATTAAAACAGTACCAGGAACTGTTCTACTTGAAGTACCATCATTTGCTCCTATAAAAAAGAAATTACTACTATTCTCAGTTGCACCACCTGTTGATCCTGCTGTAACTCTAAATTTTACTTCTGGCTTATTACCACTTGATCCATCAGCAACTAAAAACAAAGGAATATTTATTGTTAAACTTGTTATATTAAAAGTACCAGAACTTGTTGTACTTCCTTTTGATGATACTGTAGTAGCACCTGCTTTTATATGCGAGTAATCCATTCTTTTAAGAACACCTGCATCACTAACTAAAAATTCATCTGTGTCAGCAGGTTCTGCTGCAAGTTCAGTTTGACCACTAATTACATCAGCATTGAATTTAGCTGCTGTAACAGCATTAGCTTGTATCTCAGCAGTTGCTATTCCTAAATCTTTAACAGTTACAGCACCACTACTTACCGAAAAATTATCACTATGAAATGAAGCTATACCTTTGTTACTTGTTGTTGCATCTTCTCCTGCAATCGTTACAGTATCAGTAGCTCCTCCTGTAGTAGTAATGCCTTCTCCTGCTGCAACAGTTAAGGTGTTACCATTTGTTATTGTTTGATCAGAGCCAGATGTTCCTGCTAATGTAAATGAAGTCATATCTCCAGAACCATCTGCACCAGAATAAGAAAAATGCACACTTACTCCATCTGCATTAGAAAATGATCCAGAACTTGTTAGATGTGTTACAGCTACTTTGGTGTAACCACTTGCGTCTGTTATAGCTCCTGTTACTTTGTATGTAGCATAAGTTGCAGGAGTTGATTCTTTAGTAACTGTAATTATACCTCTAGCTACTGAGTTTGATATATCATCCCATGATTGCACAAAAGTTGTAATATCTGCACCTGCATCATCTGCATCATCTACAAATAAAACTGATACACTTGATAATGTTCCATTGTTAAAAGCAATCTTACCTGCACCTGGATCTGCATCACTTGTAGAATTACTAAAAGTCATAGATAGTTGTGAGTTTGCACCTAATGCACCAGTACTCCCAGTACTCCCAGTACTCCCTGTACTCCCTGTACTTCCAGTATCACCTTTACTTCCAGAAGCTGTAAAGTGTACCGATAATTCATCTGCTGCACTAAAAGTATTATTAGAATTTAAATGAGCAACTGCTAGTTTTACATATCCACTTGCATCTGTGGAAGCTCCAGTTATCTTAAATCGTGCATAAGTAGACCTATCATTAATATCATAGATCATTATAATTCCTCTAATGGTACTTGTAGAATCATCCCATGTAAGAATGTCTGCTGATACTGTTACACCATCTGCATTAGCATCATCAATATAGATTTCTGTAACACTTGCATATGTTCCATTATTAAAAGCTATTTCTCCAGAACCAGGGTCTGCGTCTGATGTTCCTGTATCAAATTTATAACGATAACCAGGAATTGCTCCATCTTCTCCACTTGCTACAAATGATAGAAATACTTTATCTTCATTAGCAAATGTTCCTGCACTATCAATATATACTAGACCAATTTTTGTATACCCACTTGCATCTGTTACTGCTCCTGTTACCTTAAATACCATCCAAGTATCTAATGTATTTGCCTTACTAATTCTTATTCTACCTCTATTTGTATCATTGCCTGTTACATCATCAAATGATTGTACCCATGCACTTACATCTGTTCCATTAAATTCAAGATCATCAACATAAGCAATTGTTGCCGAAGCTATTGTTGCATTGTTTAGTCGTAAAAAACCTGCTCCTGGATCAGAGTCCGTTGTTGTTGTTGAATATTGAAACATTGCACTATCACCACCAGCAGGTAGAAAATCTGCAACTGTGGTTAAATCTCCAGAAGAATCAAATCCTAATGTCTTACTGGCTCTTGATGTTGAACTATCTGTAAACTCAGATGATGTAATAGTATTAGTTCTACTAACTTTAAATGAACGATCTACTTCTTCTTGCAATTCTTGTATTGCTGCTAAATTTTTATCAAATGCTCCTTCTACACTATTTGCTGTAAAGGGATCATTTTCAACTAAATCTAATGTTTGTGTTTTTGTGGTAACTCGTCTAAGTACAACTGTTTCTGTAGCTGTCGGAATATTACCAGATGTAAAGACTACATTACCTCCTGTTGCAGTACCTGCTCCAGTTACTGTATAATGAGTAGTTAATGTCTTTACAGTTTCTACACCTGTAGATGCACGAATAATAACTTGCATATCGGCATCAGCAGATATTTTAAATGTATAGGCAAAGGTATCTTGAGAACCATCACCAGAATAACTATTTTTTATCGTTGTTGTAGATATTGTCATATGAAATACTGTACCATTGTTTAAAAAATTAATCTATATTTTTATCCACTTCTTTAACAAATTGATTTGCTCCATTTGCTATCTTAATCATTGCATCTAAAAGGTTATCTATATTATCTCTAACTTCATTAGGAGTTATATCAACACTATCTTTAGGTATTCTTTGTAATTTATATATTAAATCAGAAAAATTTTTTATTGTATCAGCAGAATTAGATAAATTTTGCAAAGCTTTTTCTCTTTCTGTTAATAAATCTTGTCCTTTTTGAAATTGTCCTGCCTTTTCTAATACCTTTGCAGAATCTAATTTTTGTTTTACTTCACTATAACTATCCCAAAAATCTGATAAAGGTTGTGCATTTGGGCTTAATTTTCTAACTACAAACGATCTTACAACAGGCATATTTTCTAAATTTTTAACATAATTATCACTCCAAGGTTCTATAAAGTCATCTCCTACACCTGCTCTTTTTAATATTGCATTTGTTGCATCTAATACATATTTACCAAGACCTCCTGTCCATGATTTAATTGCATAATCTATTTGTATTGGACTACTAACATCATTTAAACCTGGAATAAATCTTATACCTTGTCCAATTAATTTTGATAATTCAGATGTATATGTTGTTGTTTGTACTTCTGGTAACAAACCCTCTAAACTTCTAGGAACAATAGGTCTATCTTGAAAAAAACTTTTATTAGCTAAGAGTTCTATAGGCAATCTACCAACTTCTGGTTGTGGTAATAAATTAAATGCAAAACTTCCAGAATTTTCTAGTAATTCTTTACCTAGTTCTTCTACAGCTTTAGGATCTTTTTTTGCCATAAAATCTAACATTCGTTCTGGCAATGTTCCAAAAATAAATCCTAACTCCCATAATTTTGGTATTCTATACACAATCTCATTTGCTGTGCCTTCGTTTGCAATAACAATATGATGTGTGTCTTTTACCCATTGTGGTAAATTTTTATATGTTTCGCTATCTTTGTTTGCAAACCATAAAAGAACACTTGGTATTGTTTGACCTATAACTAATGCTGATATAACTTTGCCTGGATTTTTTGCTACTCCTTTAATAACTTGTTCATAACCTCTAAATCGTGCATTGTAAAATGCTGTAACTGCATTAACAGATTGCATTTTTAAACCTATTTTTTGAAAATCTAATGTAACTTCTCTAGCTGAAAATCCAGATTCTTCTAGTATTTCTCTTTGTGTTTTAGATAAATCTTTTTTTAGTTTTTTTTGTGTCATTCTAAATTCACTAATTCTAGCTGCACTTTCTGCAAAGTCAGACATTGCTCTTAATGATTCTAATGTATTTTTTGGATTTATATGATTTATAACTTTTCTTGAAGTTAATTCTTGTTTCATAAAATCTTCTCTAATATATTTTCTATCAAAACTTACAAGAGATGATTGCATAGCACCAGACTTAATAAAATCTTTATATAATTGTGTTTGTTTATTTTTTCCTTTAACAAGTCTAAAAACTCCCATAGCACCATGTATTAAAGGCAAATAATTATTTTTAGAAAATGCTGTAGCTGCAAGTTCTCCTCTAAAAAAATTTCGTGCCATAAATGTTGGATCTAATGTTGCTCCTGCTCTTAACACACGAGTAGGCAAACCAAGAATTTGCAATGCTGTTTGAAAAATTGGTTGGGGCACATCTCTCATAGCTTTTCTAAGTTCTAATCCAACTTCATAAACTTCTGTTTTGCCATCTCTTCTAACTGCTATTTGTGTATCTGTTAAACCTTGTCCTTGTTTTCTAAATATAGTAAAATCTTCTAACATTTTTTCGTTAATTAATGATGGATCATCTATTAATTTTTCTAATTCTTTTTTTTGTAACTTAAAACCTTTTGTAGGTGTATCTGCTTTTTGTATGCTTTCAACTTTATCATAACCAAATGATAAAAAAGTGTCATTTTTTTTTGCATTTTCTACATTTATTTGTTGTGTTAATTTTTCTTTTGTTTTAGCAAGATTGTCTATTGTTGTGTTTGTTTTTCTAACTGTTTCTACATCTATAAATTGTAATTTTTTATCAATTTCATTAATTTTTTCATTTAATTTTGCAACATTATCATCAATATTTTTTACTTTACCTTCTATGTTTTTTTTAGTTTTCATAGCCATATCAACAAAATCTCTCATAACTGCATTTTTTTCTGCTAATGCAATAAATTGATAAGTATTGAGATATGCTGTTTCTATTGGATCATATACTTTTTTTTCACTACCTCTAAATTCTTTCATAGGATTTCTTAAAAAAGTTCCTACTTTAGAACTCGGTAGCTGCAAATCTAATTCTCTTGCAAATGGTACATAGTCTTTATTTAATTCTAAAGAAGTTTTATAAAATTCTTTACTAATTAACCCACTATCTTTCATATATTCAAATAATCGTTGATTATATTCTGAAAATTCTCTAAATGGTTTTTCAAATTTTGAATTATATTTATTAACAATAATCTGAGCATCATTTACATCAAAACCTGTTTTTTTATTTTGGCTTTGTTTTTCTATAACTCTTTTGGCTATTGCGTATCTTTTAAAAGCATTGTAATCTTTTTCATTTTTTACTATAGGTTCAAATATTTGTACTAATCCTTTCCCATTTTCTTTTAAAGTTTTGTAATCTAAAGTACCATATTTAATTGTATGTTCTCCCCTACCTATCATGCCAGGTTGTATTCTAAATCTTTCGTAAATATTTTCTGCTTCTTTTACATTTATTTTTTTTCCAGATAAGGCAACTTCTAATATTGGATGTAATTTATCTGACACCTCTTGAATTAACCTGTTGTAGGGAGAAGAATCTACTTCTCTTTTTACTTTTCCAGATATAATTTTAGCATCAAAATTTTTTTCTGATTGTGTTATATCTTTTGTATCAGCTTTTTTTATGACTTTGATAGGTTCAAAAGGTTCAGCTAAATCATCTAATTGTTTTTTTAATGATTTATATTTTTCTATTTTTTGTTTATTTGCTAATGGATTATCAAGAAAATCTTTATCATTTCTTAAAACTTCTAATTCTTTTTTGGCTTGAGTAATAGTCGGTTGATCTAATTGTTTTTCTTTTGTAAATGTTTTATGACTTTTACTTACTACTTCGGATAACATTATGGGATCTTCAAATATTTCTTTAGTAACTTCAGCAGGGTGTTTCAGAGTTTTTTTCATTCTGTTTCTCATCATTTGCCCACCTTTTTCTGCAATTCCAACTCCTTTAAATACAACTGCATTAGTTAATACATCATCTAAAGTAGGCATTTTTTGTTCTAAAGCTGCTCCTAAACCAGTAAAAGCAGTTAATCGTGTTGCAAACTTAGTAAAAAAATTTTTGGGTATATTAGTTACATCTAATATTTTTGTAGATGCTCCTGTTGCAATTAATAATGCTGACTCTTCTAATCCTTTACCTATTGCTTTACTTGCAGATAAAATTCCTAAAACATTTTCATCTTTTTGTAAATCTTCTGGTAAAGATTGCAATAACCAATTATCCCAAAATTGTGAAAAATTTTGTACTTTTTCTTTATCTAATTGATCTAAAAAAATACTTCTTATAGTTGCAGGTATTGCTAACCCTAAACCAACTCCAGTAGCAGGATTACCTGTAGCTAAAGTTGCTCCTGAAATACTTGTTGCATAAGCAGGTAGATCTGCAACTAATGTTGTAAGTGATTCTATACCTGCTTCTAAAAAACCTGTATCTTCATCTACTTCAATTACTTCTTCATAAGGTATGCCTTTATCTGCTTGTTGTAATGCAAGATTATACAAACTATTTCCCATAGCTTTCTTCCAATTAATATCTAATCTTTCTCCTATTGCTCTTTCTTTTACATCTCCTATTGTAGTTTTAACATTATCCCAAAACGATTTATTTTGTTGTGTAACTTCTTCATCATTTTTTAAAGTGTTAGGATGAACCATACCTATTTCTTTAAAAATTTCTTCTTCTGAAAATCCAAAATCTTTCATTTCCTGAATTTGTTCTTTTTTATACTTATTAATTTCTAAATCAGAAAAACCAAACTCTTTCATTTCATTAGTATCTTCTAATAATGATGTCATTTATTGTTTTGCCTGTTCTTGTTCTAATTTTTCTTTTTCTTTATATTCATCTAATTCCAAAACTTGCTTTCTGGTAAGGTTATCATTAATTTTTTTTTGTTTAATTATTTTTTTTAATTCTTTTATTTTTTTGGAATAATCTATTTTTTCTGGTATTCCTGCTCCTTGTATTGCTTCCGTTGTTATGTCTTCAATAGTAGGATTATACCCACCTTGATTTGTAAATTTGCCTTCTTCTATGTATATATAATTTTTATTTTTTGGATCTAACAAATCTCTAAAAGGTATTTTATTAGAAATGCCTTCTTGAAATCTTTGTCGCATTAGTGCTTGAAAATTAGCTGCTCTTGTTTCTGCCTTATCATTTGGAAATTTGTTTGTTTTAGATCCCAATATTATCGGCAATCTTGAATCAATAAATAATTTAAATTGTGCTACTCTTTGTGGATTTGTTTTTACATCATCTATTAATTGATTTAATTGACCACCTGGTAAAATATCTTTTCTGTTTAATAATCCTTCTCTCATCATATCAGCTAAAGATACTCTTCCTTTTCCAATTTTTAAAATATCTCTTGCTCTAAACTGTTCTATTATTGCAGGATTTGAAATAACTTTTTCTGATATAGTTCCTATTTTTCCATCTAAAATTAATCCTTCTACAAAATCTCTATTTAATCCTATTTGTGGTGATAAAGGACCATCTCTAAATTCTTTTTCTAAATCTTGAATTATTGCTTGTTTTGTATCATCTCCTTCTTTTCCATAAAATTTTAAACCACCAATTTGAAATGCTTTTTCTAAAGGTGATATGTCTTTGTTATCTATGTTAGATGCTAATTTAAATGCTTTGGCATTTTCTATTTTAATAAAATTAGATGTACTTGCATTAGCATCTGTTTGTCCTTTTTTTGCCCATGCTCTTAAATCTTTTCTTTGTGTTGTTGTTATCGTTTCACCAAAAATATCTTTATATTCTGGATTGTTTAAATTTTGTATTATTCCTGTATAGTCTATTTCTGGTTCTCCAGTTATAGGATTTACACTTGATTGTTTTCCTAATGCTTTTTTCATAACTAATAATTCTAAAGCATATTCTTCTTTCTCTTGGTCAAACGAACCTCCATATTTTTCTGCATTTTTTCTTGTTGTTCTTAATTCTTTTTTTTGTGTACCATGATAATTTGTCCACATTCCAGGTCCTATTTTTCCATTTTCTATTATGTCTAATGTAGATTGCAATTTATCTTCGTGTGTAGATATTGTATCAAGTTGTAATCTTTTATTACTATTTTCATACAAATTTTTTTCAAATAATTGATAAGCACCAAATCTTAATTTATCGGTATATTTTAATGCTTCTGAATTATTTTTAAATTTTTCAGATATAAATTTATCTACAAATTTTATATTTTCTTCAGCTTTCATTTTTATTGTGGAAGGACTATAATCATAACCATCTTGAAACAGTTTATTGCTTCTCTTAAAAACTTCTCTATTTAATTCTGTTTCAGCATTTATTAAATCATTTTGTAATCTAATTTTTTGTTTTTCATTTTCTGCATCTAATATGGTTTGTCCTAAATTATTTATAGCATTTCCAATTGTCTGCCACCACAATCTGTTTCTTTCAGCTATTTGCAAAAAATTAGTAGATGGTAGTCTAGTTTGTGTTTGTTTACCTCTTGGTATTGTTATTGCCATAATATTTTCCTAATCAAATAAAGATTTAGACCAATCTGTTTTGTATGATGTTGTTGCTATATTTGTAGCTCCTTGTGCAATACTTGCTTTTCGTTTAAATGATTCTTCTGCTAATGCTCCTGCTTCTTGCATATTTAGTTTTTGTAAATTTGTAGTATATCCTTTTTCTAACCAAAATAAATTTTCATTCAAATCTTCCATTGCTTCATCATGTATTAGTAAAGATGAACCTGTGCCTATTGTGCCCCCTCCTGCACCTGCTGCAGCTCTTTGATAACTTAGTAATTCTGTTGCATCTTGATTAGCTCGTATTAATTCTTGTTTTTTTTGCAGATCCAGTTGGTAACGATCCCATGCTGCTGCAGCTTTTAATCTTTTGCTTTGTTGCTGACTGCCCATATATGATATTGCTGTACTTGCAACTTGTGTTGCTATTAATGCTGCTGCTAATTGCCATCCCATTTTAATCTACCACCATTAAAGTTCCTGTTATTCCTAATACTGTCATAGGCAAAGGTTGTGTTTGTTGTACTACAATTTGCCCATCTCTATCCCATCCTAGATTAGTTACTCGTTTATCTCCAGTAAATTCTGTAATACTTTCACCCATTGCATTTGCACTTGTTCTAAAAGGTATTTGATCTCCGTTAATAGTTGCTCCTACAGTTTTAAGTAATCGTACTATAATTTCATTATATCTTTTTTTTCTGCCTTGTGAAGTACCTGCTTGACTTCCTCCTTCTGGTCGCATTGTTTTTAATGTAGAAACATATCCAAGACCAACTTCTATTGTCTTATCTGAAAATGTGCTTGGTAAACTTACTGTTACTGCTCCATTGGTTACAATTTGTGCAGGATATACTGCATCATCAATTAATATCTGTACTTTCTGTCCTTCTAAATGATCTAATGCTGTAACCTTAGTAGATGCACCTGTTACTGTTCCAGATAATCCAGAATCCATATTTAAAGTTGGATCTTTGTATTCTACATATTTTACAGTAGATCCATCTACAATTCGTTCTACAATCATGTATACTTGATTTTCTGTTGTTTCTGCAATACTTGCAACACTTGTAACTTTAGCATGAGCTTCACTTGTAACTGCAAGTCTTGTACTATCGGTGGTTGTTATCGTCAAAAACCCTGTAGATTGTGGATCAGTTTCTGTAATTGTAACTACATTAGATGCAGGATTAGCTACTGTAAAATCTGCATGAGCATTGATTGCAGTAAATATATTATCAGCAGTTGTGTTATTATTTGTATTTGGTCTAAATCCTAATGTTTCTGATGGCGAGGAACTTCCTGCTGTTTCTGATGTAAAAGTTACACTTGTTCCATCTGATTTTGTCAAGACTAAACGACTTCCTACAGTTATATTATCATAGTCAGTAACAGTTACAGTACACGCAGTATTCCTACCCCCTATTACTGATCTATGCCAAGCAACAACTTCTTCTTCTCTTTGATAAGTCATACCTAATAATTGACCATCTGTTCTTACAGCATAATAAATAGAACTCGGTTCTTGTGCATATTCTACATCTACAATACCACCTTCTGTTAAATGTTCTGACAATATAGTCATGTCTGGTGCTGCATAAGCATCATTTTCAAAACGATAAGAAAACTCTCTTATCTTTCTTTGTTGTCTTTGCACAAATAAAATTGTACTTCCTATCTGTTGTGGTGGTGTTGTATGACTTCCATAACTCGTTTGTTGTTTAATGTTTACATTATCTGGTTTTAATGGCTCACCTGTTGGTCTACCTACTTGAAACTCACCACCTGCTGTACCAATAATTAAATCTCGTGCAGGTGCTAGGTATCGTATAACATTTACCTTATTAGCTGCTATAGTGTAAATGAATGAATTAGCTGCACTAGAATCTCCTACATCAAAATTATTGTATAATCCAGATTGTGATGCCCATATTGTTTGTGGAAAATCTGTACTCCCTCCATATATTAATCGTTGCTCAAAAAAACTTACAGCTCTAGGAAATCCAGTAGTATCTGAATATGCACCCAATGACCATGTTGTACTGCCATTTCCTGTTAAAGCAACTAATACTTCTACTGTTACAACAGTTGCACTTGTAAAAGCTGTTATCTTTCCATGACCATCTCCTACTTTAAATAATCTTCCTACATCTGTACTTGCAAATAAACTTGCACTTGCTGTTAAAGTTCTTCCAGTTCCTACTGTTGTTGCACTTGATGTTAATGTAGTAGAAGTTGAATTTGCATCTAAGTATGGTCCTTTTTCAAAGGTTACTTCAGCTAATGTCCAAGATGTATGCCCTGTTCTTGACAATGTAGAAGGTTCATGTAAGGGATGCGTAATATACATAACATCTGCTGATTGTGCAACTTGTAAATCAAATACTTGTGCAGAGGTATAATTAGTAGATATTTCATAAACTTTAGATGCTGTTCCACCACTACTATAGGTTGTATAATCAGTAGAGTTTACTCCAGATAATTCAAATGTATTAGTAGTTTTATTAGCTACAGTAAATCTTCTACCATTTACCTCTGTCATTCCCACAACACTTGCAATCCAGACATGATCGCCATCCGAATATCCATGAGAACTACTGGTTACTACAGCAGGATTTGCTTTTGTTATTGCTGTTATATCTTTAGCTGTTTCTGTTATTTGACCATTATCTTTGTAAAATCGTATATATTGATTACCAAACTCCATAATATACGATTGCTCTACATTAAATTCAAAAGGTATTAATCGTGTTATATTTGCAGAGTTTTTTACCTCTGCTACAAATCGTGTACCTGGTCTACGAGTTGCACCTCCTTGTGGAAATACTTGTAAATTTTCTAATGTTTCTACCCCATTAGAGTATTTTTTAAAATCTACTTGACCTGCTAATTTAGGACTTAATTCTCCTGCTGTAAAATTAGTTTGAAAAGGATGAACTCTAGCCATTATGAAAACTTACGGAAATCTGTGAAAGTATCGGATATAATATCATCTGTAAACCCTTCAGTAGAGTCAATACTTCTTGCTTCTGTAAGTTTAAGTTTATAAAGTCTTTCCATTTGGGTTTGTAATGAAGTGCTGTTTGTAACAGGATAAGCTAACTCTGCTGCTAGTTTTGCAGTTAGAGTATCAACAAATATAGCATCAAATAAAGTTGTATCTGTTATTTTAGCAATATATAAAATATTTGCTGTGCCTTCATCTGTTAATAAAACTCTACCTTCACCTGCTAAATTTTCTATTTTAAATTTAAAATCATCAAACTCCATTTTAAGAACTCGTAAGCAAAATGGATCAGTTGGTAAAATAAATTGATGTGCAAATTCAAATGCAGGAGTTGTTGCTGATTTAGCAAGAGATGCTCGTGTTATAGAAAAATTAAACGCATGAGATCGTAATAAACTATCTCTTGCAGGTTCATATAATGCGTTGCAAAGTCTAGCTCTTTCCGTATCATCCGACAATGATGTTATTGGACTATCACCTAATCTTCTTAATGCATTTGAACAAATTGAAACTTCAGTTGCCATAATGCCCTTAATATAGCAAAAAGGGTGCTATCTTTCAAGCACCCATTTAGCTTTAGTCTACTACATATGTTACCACTACAGAAATATCACCTGCAGCTTGTGTTGCTGCAACTGTTTCTATAGTTAATGCTATTCTCAATGGAACTTTAGGATCTGAACTTAATCCTGCATCTTCCCATATAAAATTAGCAATAGTATTTATGTTTCTTGCTTCAAATGCACACTCAACACCTGCTGTATTTGCAGCTTGTAAAGTTGTAATTGCACTTGCATAAGCATCTCTATCAATAACTGCTTCTGCAGCATAAGCTGTTGCAGAACCATCTGTATCTGTAAACTTAGTACCACCTGCATAAATACCAACATCTGTTGCTATTGCAGGAGATCCATTAGAATCAAGATCATCATTGTAGAGCATAATACTCGTTACTTTTGCATTAGAAGGTAATTCTGCCATAACGACAATATCATTGTCATCCAAATCACCAGTAGCACAAGCAACTGTATCAGCAAAGACTCTCATCTTTCCTTTTACATTTCCTGCTTCTAATGCAACAAATGGTGTAGCATCAAGAGCAGTTATTTCTATACTTTTTTTAGTACCCATGATTTACCTCCTATGACTCTGAACAAGCAATTTCTACCATTTTTTCATCTTCAATGCGTGTTGCACCGATAGACATAGATAAAAATACTTGTGTAGCATAGTTCTTATCTGCTCTTTCAGATATCTTTGTTTGGACATCTGCTCCTACAGCAAGACCTATAGCTGATTGACAAAAACCAAGCACTTGACGATTACTATCGCTGTCAAGCCCTAGTCGTTCTGTTCTAATGAAGTTAAACCCTAAAAATGTATCAACATCACCTTGAACCAATGCTTTTACAGAGTTAAAGTCAGCACTTGTTACAGATGTAATTCCTAACAAGTCTGCCAACTGCCCTGCTGTAACCAACATATATCTTGGCTCATCTGGATCTGTGTCATTTTTATCTAAAACTTCTTTAGCACTTAGTAGTTTTGCTAATGTTAATCCTGCACTACCATGAGCAACTTTTTGTGCTGATGGTAAAGCAACTGTAGTTCCACCAGAAACACCACCTAAAGCATTTCCAGTAGCTGCAGCAATGATTGCATCATCCATTGCTCTACCCATTGCCCACGCACCTGCTAAAGCATACTCAGATTGTGGTGAGATTAACATTCTAACTTTATCTTCCTGGTCAATTAAGTCTGCCCAGTCGTAATCTTCAAGACTTACTTTTCTCCTAGAATGGGGTGTGTCCATTCGTGGTGTATCAGAATGTCTTGAAGTTCTTTTTTCGGCTGCTGAAGATCCAATTCTTTCAAAAAAATGCGACTTTCCTGTAACTGTTTCAGTTCTAACTGCATCTCTTAGTCTTGAACCCTTTTGTTGAGCCAAATGAAAAACATTACTTTTGTACTGTTCTACAAAAGCTGTTGTAATTTGAACACTCATCAAATTCTCCTTATTAAATTAATATTATTGTTTAATGCAGTTTTTATCCAAAAATGGGAAACCTCATTTAAAGTCTGCTAGACTAATCTATTACTTATCCTTTGCAGGGGTTTTAGATTACAATAACCTTAACATAGAAAATTTTATTTGCCAAATACTTTTTCATGTAATTGTCGCATATGTTCAACAGCTTGTAAATGCTCTCTATGTTTACCATCATGGTAAGGGTGTTCTGCGTTATCCATAATGTCTGTAATTTCTTGTTGAGCATCTAAAGGTGATGTCGCTAAATTATTGTTTTGCGTATTTTGTGCCATATCTTCGGTTACTTCTTTACCCAATCTTGCAAACATTTTAACAACAGCAGGTATGTTTCCTGCTTCTCCATTCATAAGTTCTGTTATTTCTGGATCACCATATACTTGCAAAGCTCGTCTTGCATTACGAACTTGCATATCATACTCATGACCCCATTCTTTTTTTAACAGTTCTTCTGTATTTTGTTTTTGTACTGCAATATCTGTTTGGTATCGTTGTGCTTGTGCATCAATATTTTTTACTTGAAAATCAATGAGTTGTTTTACCTGCTCATTATTCAATCCAATGTTATGTGCAACATTTTTAAACTGATTTATTTGATCTTCTCCAATATATTCTACATGGGTTTCTGGAACAGCAACTTCATATTTGTCTGCTGACTCTGGTCTGCCTAATTTATTATAGACCTCCATTTGTTCTTCTGGAGTTTTGGGTATCGGAATACGATTTCCCATTTGTTTTTGTTGATGTACTACTGTTTTTGCTAATGATTCTACATCTTTAAAATTTTTTAATGTAGGATCGTTTTTTAAATCTTCTGATAGTGTTGATTTCCAATCTTGATTATCACTTTCAGAAGGTCCTAATACAGTTTCTTGTGCCACAGATTGTGGTGTAGTTTCTGGTGTAGGATTAGCTTCCGTTGTGGTCTGTTCTTCCATCTTCTTTATGCTCCTTTATTAAGTTGTTAATACGAAGTATAACACTTCGCTGTCCTTCCTTATAAGCTGTTTCGTAAGGATCTTTGTTATAAGAAATTCTATGGTAATACGCAGATTCAAGATCTGCTAATACTTCTTGCCCTTCATTAGATGCAAAAGTAATTCTATAAAAATTTTGTAAATCTTTTAATTCCATTTTATTTTTTTCTTTGACTTGCTATTAATCGTGTTAGCATACTTGTAAATGCCATTCTTCTTAAATTTTTATTAATTTTTCTTTTTTGTTTTGCTGTTTCGGTGTTTGGCAATTTATTTTTTACATTAAAATCATATTCTTCATCTGAAACTTCTACTAATGATGTTGAAGGTAAACCCTTATTTTGTGGCATATTACCCATTATTCAATAAATCCTTCTTCTCTTGCCCTATCTTCTGCTTTTTCAAAACCTTCTTGTGTTTCTGGATTGCCCATTTCTTTCATTGCTTTACTTTGTGTTAGTGCCATTTCTGCTTGTTGTTGTTGTATCATCATTTGTTGTTGTGCTTGTTGTTGCATCATTCTTTGTTGTCTTATTTCTCCAACTTCATCAACCCCTCGCATAATTGTTTTTGGTACTCCTAATAATTTACTTCTCATTCTAACTGCTTCATCATGATTTATATTATCCATAATTGTAGGATCTATCTGTCCGACTTGCATAGCCAGTTGATACAATCTATCTATAGCAACCGATTCTTCCATTCTTTGTGATCGTGCTAATGGTCCTACATATTCTACATCTACTTTTCTACCTTCAATAATTTCTGGTGCAGGTAAAAATGCATTGTTTCTTAACATAATACCAAACACTCTTTCAATTAATGGATTTAAAAATTCACTTTGAAATCTACCTAATGTTGGTCCAAGCAATCTTTGCATCAATTCATATCGGACTTGCACTTCTGTTGCTGTCATTTGTGGACCTTGTTGTAATTGTAACTGATCTGAATAATATGCTTGTCGTATTGCAGTTCTTAATTGGTTTTCTTTCATATCTGTTATTTGCCAGTTTGTGCCTATTTGTAAAGGTTTTACAGATCCATCACTTCTAACAACAGTTAAACCACCTGGAGTTACTCTAACTCTACCTATTACTCCATCATCTGTTACAAGTAATGGTGGGTCAATTGCTTTTGCCCATGCCTTTAATCCTATTTCTACTGCTTTGTTTAATGTTTTAATATCTGGCAATGCATTGTAACTTGGACTTCTTCCAAATACTTCTCCTGTTGCTTTTGACCATCTTGGCACTAAATATGGAAACTCATTATAACCACCTGTTCTTACAACCATTTGGTCATCTTCACAAACATGACAAGAATGAAAAGGTAGCTTTGTTCCTTTTTCTCCTGTACCTCTTTCATAATCTTCTGTGGGCTCTACTGCATGAATAAAGAAAAATTCTTTATCTGGTTTTTTTTCAACAGCTTCTAATACCTTCTCTCCAAGATTATCTTCTCCGAACTCTTGGATTGCTTGTCGTGCTGTTAATTTATACCTTCTATATAAAGTGTCTACTTTACCATTAATGCTTTCTCTAATATAAAACTCTGAAATATGTAAGGTATTAAAATGTATAGCATCTATATCAAACCCTTTTTTACCTTCTTCTACAAATATTGCTCCAGTACCTATAGAACATAAATCAAGATATAATTCATGGACTTCTGTGTTAAAATTGGTTTCGTTAAACAAATCATACATTTTTTGTGCAGAATCTTCTAACCATAACTGCACATCTCTATCTCTGTTAAGTGAATCTTCTCTTAATTTTAAATGAAACCATTGTAAGGATGGTGAGGTAAGTGTGCCATGTAAACTTGCAGCCAATAAATTATTAGCTGTAATTGCTGTAGAATCAAATAATACTTCGGTTCGTGCTTCACCTTGAGATCGCACAAATGTTATATCTGCTTTTCTTGGCATTACATAATCTAAAATAGTTTGCCAATGATCTTCCCATGTTTGCCTTTCGCCTTCCATGGTAGACATTCTTTTTTTTATGTAATTATAATTTGCCATTAACCACCAAGTATTGTTTTAGAAGTTGGTGCATCATCTGTTACACCTTGACCACCTGTAAGTAATGTACCCATCCTACCTTGACTTTTTGTTCTTACCATTGCTTGTCTTTCTGCTTCTAGTTTTGCTTCTGACTCGGCAACTTTATCATCTACTACTGGATCAGTAGGGGGTGGCATTTGTGGCATTGCTTTACCTCCCATAATATTCTCCTTTATATATATTTACATTCATCTCTTAATAACCCATATACTATACCATCAAAGTATTGCATACCTTTTTTTATAACTTTTCTAATTGTGCCTTCTTTTACAAACCCTGCTGACTCAATTAATTTTTTACATCTTTCATTTTCTGGTGTTGTCATAGCTGTTATCCTAACACACTTACACTTAATAAAACAATACTCAAATACTTCTTTTGCAAATGACCTTCTCATAGCTTTCGGATCATCTAATGCAAGATGCATCCAAATGTTATGTCCGTCATAATGTGAAAAGATTGCTCCTCCTATTATTTTATTTTCATCTAGGTATGCAATAAACGAAAACCCATCATTTAAACTATGATGAATATTTGCTCGTGGACTTACAAAATCTAAAACTTGTTTTCTTAATTTATTGTCAGATGAAGAAGTAATCATCTAACTACCTAAAATAGTTCTGCTCGTTCCTGATTCTTCCATTTGACTCATTACTGATCCTTGACCATATCCTGCTCCTCCTAATTTACCTGCAGCTTTTCTTCTTTTTGTTTCTTTTTGAGCTTCGGTTTCTTTTGGCTCTGCTTTTGGTGCAGGTGGTGGTGGTGGAGGTGGTGCTTTTGGTTTAGGTGGTGAAAACACTCGTGCTACAAATCCCATTATGCTTTCCTTTTCTTTTTTTTAGGAAACCCTGCTTTCATATTTGCATATGCTTTAGGGGTAATAGTTGATTTTTTTTTTGAACTAGATATTCCTAATTTTTTTCTTCTATTAATATTTGCATACAATCCAGGTTTTGCCATATTATGCTCTCTTTCTTTTTTTTAATTTTTTAAAATCTGCACCAGTAATTTTATTACGAGGAGATGCAGTTCTTGCAATTTTCATTTGTTTTGCAGATAACTTTTTTCCAGGCATTATTTCTTTCCTTTCAACATTTTTTCTAATGTTGCAGCTTGTGCTGCATGAGATTTAGATGCTTTTTTTAATCCAGATATTACTTTTCGTACTGTTGTTTTGTTCATTTCTTTTTCTTCATTGGTTTTTTCATTTTCATTTTTTTAGCAGGTCTACCTACTTTTGATCCGTATGTTCCTTTACCCATTGGCATAATTACTCTCCTTTTAAAATAAGTTAAATTCAGAGTCAGATTCTATTTGCATAGGTTCAGTATTTCGCACCCTTGCTTTTCGTAATGACATAACTGCATAACGCAATGCAGAAATTACATCATCATTCATAGGAACTATTTTACCTTCTTTTCTATGATACATTCTTAACTCCTCCATGAGCTTACCTTGATTTTCAAAAATTTTCAATCTTTTTGTTTGAAATCGTGTAAGCATCTCCATTACCCCTGCTTCTACACTATTACCCCCACTTCCTTCTTTCATTCCTGTTTGGGGTGGATTAGTAAAATGTTCTCGTAATAAATTAACTCCTTCTTCTCTATATTGCACAGCTAGACTTTTACCACTTCCTTTATCTGCTTGTCTGCCATCCATAGGATATACAACTGGAATCCAAAATCCTCTGGACTTTATTGCTGATGCATGAACAGGTACAGTTTCTTGTCGCATAGCATAACTATCATACACATATACAATATCACTATCTCTATCCCATGCCACCCATACACACGCAGTTGGATGATCCCACCCAAAATCTATAGCACATATGCGTGGAAAATAATCTGGTATTTCAAAATGCTCACATACAATATCATCTTCTGCAATCGGAAAAACAAGACCAGACCCCAATTGTGGTATTCCCATCTCTCTCATTTTTCTTTCATGGGGTGGTAATGCTGAAAGTATTTGATTCCGAATATCTTTTGTCATATGAGGTGCATCATCCCATGTTGCTTGTATTAACTCTTGACCTGTTTTTAAATTATTAACAAACTGTGCTACTGTTTCTGTCATGCCTTGCTCTGGAGTAAAAGTCATATAAACAATTCCTCCTTTATCAGCAGTACGAGTTAATGCTTGAGAGTAAATACTTTGTGGGGGTTCTTCATCTAACCAAATAACATCTAAGGATTCACCCATCCATTTTTCTTTACCCATTTCATATGCCTTAAAACCAATACGAGAATATCCACCACTTGTATGTTTTATGACTACCGAGTTAAACGCATTAGGCACTCCAGGTTTTCTTACAGTTTCTCCAATGAGTTTTAAAGGAATACTTCCCATACCTTTTGCACTCGGATCATCTGGTTGTCCACATAATTCTTTTTGACATACATCTCGTGTGGTTTCATTTGATACTCCTCCCACCCAACATCTAACAGGTCTATAAAATTTTTTACCTGTCCACCATTCTGGATAGAGTCCTGTACAATGATATGCCATTTCCATTGCACCACTAAATGATTTACCCACCCTATTTCCTGCCATTAATAATCGTTGGGATGCTAAACTTCCATGAAATTTTTTTTGATACTCATAAGGATTGTAACTATTCATTAAATTTGTTTTTTGACGAAACTCTAATTCTTTAGCAATCTCAACTGCTCGTGCTAAATTGCTCATTACTTTTTAGATATATGATTAAAGAGTTCATCTACTAAATCACTTTTATGAAATCGTCTATCTAATTCAAGACCATACTTCCGACCCAAAGTTTCTAATTCTTTTTTTGTCATAATTTGTAAATGCGTTCTTTTTAAAATTTTTTTTGGTTTTGGTTTAAATAAGTTTTTAATAAAATTTAACATAGAATCTCCTTTGGTTAGTCGTAATATTTATGATAGATAGATTTTAAAAATCGTTTTGTAAATGCCTTAATAAAACTTTTTAAATAATATTTACCAATGCGTATTGGAATTAATAACGGAGTCATCAAGACATCAAACAAGAGCAATAATGCATCTACACTAAAATCAATTGCATTATCAGCATTAGAAAATCGTTGTTTTAACTTTTGAAACATTTTTATAACTAAAAATTAAAACCATAGAAATGTATATGCTGCAACATATCAAATGTTATCTCACCTAAATGTAAAATAATTTCAAATATTATTAATACTAAAATCCATTTATTAATTGTCATTATCTTCTTTCACTTTAAAAAAATCATCACTATGAACCATGACCCAAAAACCTGGTCTACCTTTTTCGCATAATGCAATCACAGGTGTTTTCTTTTCCTTCTTAGCCATCTCATTAGTTTCATCCCACAAAGTAATTGCTGTATGCTTCTTACGCAACTTGCACTCTACAAACAAAGTATCATGGATAACATCAGCTCGGGTGATCTTGCCATTGCCACCACTCAAAGGTGTCCTCTGACCACCAAAATACTTAGCTACCTGTCTTTCCCTCTGTTTCCATGCCTTATCCATAACCATACCCTAGCATACACTTAACCTAACTACAAGCTATTA